CGTGTTCTGGCGGGTGTTCTTCCCGCCGGTTCTGGCGAGGGGCTTGCGGTGGTACTTGTACCGCATGCCCCTCGCCGGTGTATGGTTCTGGCGGGTGTTCTTCCCGCCGGTCTTGGTTCTGGCAGTCCCGGGCAGGCTGTCTTTTGCCTGTCCCGGGTCTGCCGGTTGGATAATCATTGTAATCTCCGTGTGGAACCAGGAACGATACGAGAGTCATAACGAACCAATGGGCGCAAGGTTTGAAGGACGGTGTAGGCATTGCTCCAACCAGTGGGGGTGATGTAGAGGATGAGCAAATGGAATTGGAGCTTCTGCAAGGCTTTGGCATTGGCGATCACCTGGGCGGTATCGCTGCCACAGGCAATCTGTACCCATATACGAGTGCGGGCGTCGATGGCACGGATGGAGGCGACCATGTCGGCAACGTAGTCATAGAGGTCATCATCTGGGGATTGCTGTACCTGGAGAGTGACGCCATCGACTAGGGGAATAATATCATCTTTCAGGGCGTTCAACTGTGCATAGGTGGGGCCGAAGTTGAGCAAGTAACCGGCGGGCATGGCTTCACTTACTGTGGTGAGGTTCTCGATCATGTCAGCGGGGTCTTCGAGATTGAAGGACAACCACCAGGCGTGGTAAGCTGCGGCGGCGGCGCAAACGGTAGGAAAGTCATCGTCGCCATCGAAGAGAATGGAACGGCGGGTGTTGGGGTAAGAGTCGAAGAGATCCACATTGACCAGGCGAGGTACAAGTGTATCGTAAGAGCGAAGGCGGGGAGATAGCTCTGATACGGTGGCATACGAGGCGGGTACAACGGTGAGGGGTTTGGGATAGGAGTAAGTCATAAAGTTAACTCACAGGATAGACAGGATAAAAAGGATAATCAGGATAGTTACCAGGTTAAGTTCTCCCTGGCTAATGGGTCGTAGGTGGAAGCGGTGCGTGAGCGGGCATCGCCCCACACCTGTTCGTCAAGTGTAGTGACGAGAGCGGCTGACATGATTACATCATCATGTTGGTACTCTCCGGTACGCGGGTCGCGTGCGCCATCGGGAGCTCCCCACCTGAGTAACTTACCAGGCCCCTCGAGGACTTCATAGGCACAGGCATCCATCTGGTCGATCAGCATCGTGCGGCGCGGGTCATGGGCTTCCCAACGTGGCTCTTTATATCTGCCTGTCTCGATCAACGCTATAAAGTCCCAACCGAGTTTGCTCTTACTGGCGCTGGTGAAGATGAAGGGAATCACCTGACCAGGCAAGAAGCCTTCGAAGTAGGTGGACATGCCGCTGCCAATACCAGTGGCGTCGATCACCACCAGGCGGGGCTTCCATGATTCGGTGATGGCGCGCAGTCGTGGAAACAACGCGGTGTGCTTGATGCCTGTCCACACGTAACGCTCAGCGACCAGGTAGCGCGGGCGGTGAGGGTCTTCGTCCCTGGCCTCCACTTCGAAGATGGTGAGTACGGTGCTATCTCTCTTAGGATTGTCCATTCGTTCAAGATCTGCGGTAGCGCCCTCGTCTTCTCCGGCTACGTCGATAGTGAAGACGTACATGGTTCTGTGGTGTGGCTCGGTGTGGGGAAGGTGGTCACCCCAGAGAAGGGCGCGACGTGCAGGCGGAAACATGCTCCCTTCAGCGTCGATCTCTTCGCTGAAGTATTGCGTCTTGACCATAGGGTGTTGGCGGCCTAAACGGGCAATCTGCTCCTCGACATGTTTGAGGTAAGATGGCACTTCTGCGCCTACGTCGAAGCCGTTGCGGATGAACACGCGCTGGATGCCATCTTGCTCCTGGGCTCGCCTGGCTGCTCGAAGCTCCCTGGCCAGCAAGGTCGTGCTGGTCCAGGCGGTGCCCCAGAATACGCGGGTGGCGTTGGTGCTAGCTGCCATCGGTGCGACGTCTCTATCCCATTTGGATATCTCTACATCTTGGGCTTCGTCGCATTCGAGAAGCAGAGAGGCGGTGGCACCAACGATATTAGAGGTGGGTGCGCCACTGAAAAAGTAAATGCGAGAGTTACCGATTCTGTAAATATATCCTGACTCTTTTACCCACTTGGACTTGGTAAAGACGTTACGGGACAAGATACGTTCGAGGCGGCGCATGGCATTCTGAGACTGGGGTTTCCAGGTGGGAGAGACCTTCACAATCTCTTTGGGCTTACAGAGTGACCAAATGAGCATAAGCCAGGATTCGAGGTGGGCTTGCAATTCGTTCTTACCGCTTTGCCTGGGCAACATCACCACGAAGGTCAAACCCTGGTTGTGACGAACGCTGTCACAGATAGCGGCTGCAATCTCGCGTTGATATGAGCGGAGTTTGACACGTGCGCCGAACTCTGCAAAAAGCTGGATGTCTTTTAGTGCGTCGCGAAGGTCGGTGACGAAGGGCATGGTGGAGTGGGAAGTTGGGAATGGGGAATGTTAAGGTACGATCAGGGTTTACGATTGATTGAATCCCATTGGGCGTACCGGCGGCGGGCTTCAGCCTGCTCGGCGGCCAGCTGCTGCTCTTTGGTGCGGCGCGGCCTGGATGACAAGATTTTGATTAGCAGACCCGGCCAGGGTTTGCCTTTGTCTGACAACTTGCGCCATTCAGCGCGTGTTGTTTCGGGGTCAACATGGTTGGCGATAAACTCAGTTTGTGGGGTGAGGTCGATACCAATCTCCTCGAAGAGGCGCAAATTACCGGCATAAAAAACGGTTTTTGGGGTTAATACTTCTACTACTGCTGAATCTTTGGTAGTAGTAGTAGTATTAATAAGGGGCAAATTTCCGTCTTTAAGAACGGGAGAATCCGGTATTAAAGACGGTTTTTCCGTCTTTGGCTGCATGAAGTCAAAACCCTGAGCGGTGAGTGCAAAGCCAGAACGGGCATGCACACGGGTAATTAATCCCATAGTTGACAGGGTATTGAGATAATAGCTTATGGTCTCGTCATCGCCATGGGTTGCGGCAATGATCTCTTTACGCTGGGCGGGTCTGCCCAAGTCGAAGATAATCTTCAGAATAACAAGCGCTTTGGCTTGCCTCCATAATTGGGGGTAGATGTCCATGATTTCACACTAACCCCCATTCGGTGGCCAGGGCATCGATGGCGGCGTCGATGTCGTGGTTTAGCTTGATCATGGCTGCGAACTGTCCGAAGTCGGGGCACTCCATGCAGGCGCGCATGTCACGGCGCAGCTTGTTGACAGCGGCACGCAGGCTCTTTGAGGACTCTAAAACGAGCTCGGCTTGTGTGACCACGGGACATACTTTTTGGGATGCGGTTGGATAGACTAACATTTGATTTTCTCCTTTGATTTAATCTTTTTCTAAATGCCAGTCATGGGCAATCATGTCAAGCGCCTGGCTGATGGCGTCGAGCTCAGCACTTTGACTGTCTGAACCGAGAATTTTTTGTGTTCTGAGCAAGCCGGCAATGCGGGTAGCGGTGGCTCCCAGAACGCCAAGCCATTTGATAGCGGTTTCGATGTCATCGATTCCATTTGCCATTTCGAGACAACGGCGCATGGTGACGCGTAACATGGCAATCTCGTCAATGAGATTGGTTTGGTCGCCAGCCTCCATAAGAATGTCGAGGTCTGCCAGCTCGCGAGATTTGAAACTGCGAGCGTAAAAGCCATGCTTGAGAGCGTTGGTGTTCCCTGCGGGGGCTGGCATAATTAACTCCCGTGCGCCCAGACGACAACGGTGCAATCTGTGATTGCGATATAGAGACCGGTGGCGAAGCGGGGGGCGTAGCGATCGGGAAAGAAGAATTGAACGGGCTGGTTAACGGTGCGAAGGGCGATATAAACGTCAAAGATGGCAGTGCCAGAACCGGAGGTATTATCGTAACAGGTGACGCGGGGGGCTGCGCTGCTGGAATTGGCGGAGATCACCAGACCGGTGAGCATACCCTGACCAGTGTGAATGAGAGTACTTGAACTAATTACTTGTTGGTATTCGGACATAGGTCAAAACCTTAACGCAAAGGTGCAAAGAGCGCAGAGACGCAAAGGAAGAACATTAATAGATTCGGTCATAGGTCAAAACCTTAACGCAAAGGTGCAAAGAGCGCAGAGACGCAAAGGAAGAACATTAATAGATTCGGTCATATTTATCAACCGTTCGATTGGTGACAATCTTGGAGGTAGATGACTCTTTGCGAACATCATCGATCAGTTTGAGGTAGTTGTCGCGGTGAAGGTTCATCGCCTGAGTGATCTGTTCAATGTTGCTAATGAATGCTGAAGGATTGGCGATCTCCTTCGAGAGGCGGGAAGTCCAGGCGCGGTAAATGCAATACTCGGTGAGGATATTAAGATACTGGTCTGGAATGGTTAGAACCATGTTCTCACTGGCGTTGTCGTCATGCTCGGCCAGGTAATCCACCCGGGCAGGCTGGTCGTAATCGACCGCCTGACCCATCCAGAGCAACCAACCGCTACCGGTGGCGTAGTCTCGATCAACGTCATAATAGTCACCGGAGTAAAAATCTTCCGAGAAGCGGCTGCGGCGGGTGTGGTAGCGCATCTCGTCGGTTATGGGGAATTGGACGGCTACAATCTCTTTGAAGTCCGAGGGAAGAGCGATTACATGCTCTTCGGTTTCATCGCTGATGTCGGCTTGCATGGGGCGTAGGACGGGAAACTCTCTAATGGCTTCGATTAGCCAGTACCACACTTCATTTGTGCGGGACCAGGTGCTTTCACTCGCATCACCCAGGGCATACATAACGCGGTCAAGATGGGAACCAAAGGTAGTCAATTATTCCTCCTTGGTCTGCATAATTGTGCGTAGGATATTGATGGCTTCTTTATAATCTTTGCGGCGCTGGCTGGCTGCTACATATTTAGGATTATCATCTCTGCCCAGGTCGTGAAGATTGGCAAGGAAGGCTTTACGGTGGATCTCCTTTTCGATGCACAAGATGGCCAGCTGGCAAGCGGTCTTATGGTTCATAAGCTCTTGAACCATTCCTTATCTGAGTTCTTATCTTTTCCGAGCACAGCTTCAGCTGTGCGGAGGGGTTCGTCTTCGGGCTTGTCAGAATCGAGATTGTCGATCTTGATGACAAGGTTGTAATCGAGCGGGAAACGCTCGATGCGGCCACCATATCGCGTTATCACCAGATCTTCGCCTTCCTGCTTTACGTCGATGATAGGCACGTCAACGCCAATGGCGACCAGGGCGGCGGCGAGGTTGGCGATCAGGGTGAGGGGGGCAACTTTCTTGAGGATGTCCTTGATAGATGGTTTCGATGCGGGGTTGGGTAGTTTGGATTTCATGTTTGACCTTTCAAGAATAATTCACAGGATGGTAAGGATGAAAAGGATAAACAGGATATTTATTTTGTTTCCCCTCGCCTGGCTGGTGTGAGTGACCACCAGCCAGGGAGTCAAGGAGAAAACACTACATCGCAGTTAATCAGGCTGGATGTGGGGGAAATGTCGTCTCGTCATGTCTTGGGCCTATTTTCCTATGGCTTTTATGCACCAGATTTCGAGTCTCCTCAGACGTTGTTACGGGTCCCATATCCCTACGACATTAACCTTCTTGATGTGAGTGAGGGGTGGACGTCTCCACCCCTATAAGGGTTTATAGCCCAAATGGGGCTAACCTTCCGAGAATGTAAGAACGAGAGTCACATTCTGACCGGCTGTGCCGCTGCTGCCATCATAGTCGATGGTGATGAGCATAACCGTACCATCGAGGATGTGCGGGTACTCTGTGCCAACGAACGAAGAGCGGGAGTACTCGGCAGGTACACTTGAATCACCTACCAGGCCGGTGGCAAGCAGAAGATAGGCGTCATCGTCGGAGGTGGTGCCGATCTTGACTTGTGCGTCGCTGGCATTGCTGGAGACGAATGAGACATGCTCCAACATGCAATCGAAGGGGGCGGTGAAGACAATGGTGATATTGGCAGTCAGTGTGCCGGGGATATGGAAGGGGACTTGGAAACGATTACCTTGCATGGGATGAAGTCCTTTCTAATGGGAAGTGGGAAATGGGAAATGGGAAGTGGGAAGTGGGAAATTAGGTATAGGCGATAGTCACTTTGGGGCCTGAACCGGTGACGGTGACATACACACCGTTTTGGAGAAAGATTGGTTCGGGGAAGATATAAGATTGGGCGGCGTTGGAAGCGCCCACGGCAATGGTACAAACGGCTGCGCCACCATTACCGTCTGTGACGGCAACAACAAGAGAACCGGAGGTACTTTCGATGTAGATGCCATGCAGGCAGGTTGGGACGGTGGTCATTGCTCCTGTTGCGGTTGCGGTTGCGTAAGCTGCTGTCATTGGTTATCCTTTCCTGTGGGGCGGTCAGGTTGGGGGGGACAACCTGACCGCCTTACCACAATCGGCTGACCGTCTGCGAAGGCTGACCGACGATCAACCCTCGGAATTCTTAGGCGACGTTGCGCTTGCCAATACCTCGGTAGGTGGCGACGCCGTAGGCGAAGTAGTCACGAACCTTGATTGGCAAGGTGTCATTGGTAAAGAGCAATCCAGCGGTGGGGCTGGTGACGGTGAAGAGCTCGGGGGCGGGATGGGAACGCGCGCCGGCGGGGTTGTTGGCATAGGCCATGCAAATAACCGGATTTAGCACGGGGTCGGTGATGTAGGCCCAGTCGCCAGTATCGGTCCATTCGGGCACGGCGATCGGAATGGGGCGTGGGTCACCAGGACGTGACTGGGCATAGGGGTTCACGTCGTTGTTGGAAGTGCCAGTGTACCCACCAGGGCCGGCACCATAGCCGAAGTCGATCAGGGCGGTGTCGTACAGATCGGCTGGACCTAACCAGAACTTGGGCCAAAGCATGGTGCGAGCGGCGCTGGTCAATTCGGTCTGCTTGGCGCATTCGAGACGGGCGGCTTTCCATGCGGCGATGGAATAGGCGGTGGTGGCCAGGTTGGAATGGTTGGAATGGAAGAGGGCGGTGGAGTCCTGGTCGAGGGTTGGACCTACTCCACTGTTCACGGTGAAGATGGCGGCGATCTTGGCGGAGCGGGTGCGGACGGCGGCAACCGTAAGCGCACGGGGGATGGCCTGGAGGCGGGCTATTTCGGAGTTGCGCAGCATTTTGTCTGTGATACCGACGTAACCACCGTACTTGGTGAACGAGTCTGATTCTTTGGTGTCTCCGGTGGTGAGCTCGGTGTAAGATGCACCTTCAGCGACGACAGGCAGGGTGGCAATACCGCCGAACTGGATCCAAGCCATATCGTGAAGCGAACCATCGGTGGGCTGCACGGCGGTGATCATCTCATACCAGCGATAGGGTTCCATTGCCATGTATAAATCGACAATGACCTTATTCATGGCATTGACGGCCATATCAGCCAGGGTGGTTGTGTTGGCCCCGGCGAAGGCGTACTCTGGGCGGAAGACGCCTTGATAGCCGATGTCACCGGTCAAGAGGCGGTAAAGCTCGTCGGTGCGGCGGAGGGAGGGGGGAGGAATCTTGGCGGAGGGGGCGCCGAAGAGCCAATCCCAAGCGGACTGGAAGACTTCCAGACCGGACTGACCGAGGGAGATATTGCCTCCCCTGGGCGGCGTGCTGCCGATCTGGACGGTTTGCGCTTCGAGCGCTTTGGAGATCTGGCTTACCTGGTCTTGCAGGTCTTTGATTTGGTCTTGGAAGGTGGCGGGTTGTGGTTCGGGCTCATCGTACAATGCGGGTGTTTCCATGGATACTCCTTCTAATTCATAATTGGAAATGGGGGATGGGGAATGTGAATTGATGTCGACTCCACGAGAGTGGAAGTATTGCATGGCGATCGTGAAGGCGTGGCTGTGGTCGATGCCAGCGGCTGACAGCCAGCCATCCAGAAAATCAAAGGCTTCCTGGGCGGTTTGGTTGGAGGCGATTAGATCAGCCTGGGCAAAGATACCGGTGGGGTTTAGGGCGGGCTCGTCAACCAGGTCGGCGGCATGGAATTTGGTGATTCTGGCGACGGGATATTCATACAGGGAATCATTGGGCTTGGGGTTCTTGGCGGGGACTTCTTCACCATTGGCACGCTTCCAGAACTTATCCAGGCTGACGACGACGGACATGCCAAAGCTGGCGGGGTCTTCCTGGGCAAGGTCTAACACGTATTGGCGAAGATTACCTTCGGGGGAGTTGGCCGGCGCGTCGGCTAGATGCAGGTCGGCGACCAGGCGGGTGTCATGAATGCGGAAGTCTTTGACACGACCGAGGTACTTACCAAGACCATCGGAGGACAGCCCCGGGTGGGTGAAGCGGGATTTGATGCCTGGCTTTGAGGCGTTGCCAAGGTTGGCAAGTTGTTCGAGGGTCACCATATCGAAAAGTAAACGGCGGCCTGCTGCTTCTGTGGCGTGGGCGATTGCGCAACCGGTGATTATGCCAATATCCTTATTAATCTGGTTTGAGTGGGAGAATATGGGAAGTGAGCGAAAGTTAATCATAAGCCTCCATTGGTGGTAGAATGTTGGTACCGGGGTGACGCCCGGTTAAAGTAAATCCGGCTGATTCCTCCAGCCGGATGAACGTCTAATAATTGGAGGAAAATTACATGGATAGTCTCAGTGATTACCTGGCAATAAAACGAGGGGGGTGGTCTGAACAGACCTATAAAACCTATGCCCGGCTGCTTGCTGGCCTGGTGGGTGCGTGTCCGGGTCTTACTCTGGCAGAGATTTCAGATTGGCTCTACCGGCCAGAGTGGAGGAGCAATCAGCGGTACGTGGCTCTCAAAGCTGCTCAGGGCTATGTGCGTTGGTGTTGTGGCGACGATCACCCGGCGCTGAAGATGCGGGTAAAGCGGGGTGATGGTCCGCCCTTGCGGGTTCTGTCCTCTGAACGACTGATGACGCTGCTGAGTTCGTTTGATACGATGACAAAAAAGGGGGTGCGGGATTTGGCTATGTGCGCCTTGATGGTAGATTCCGGCCTGCGTGCTTCGGAAGTGTGCCGACTGGGGATCGCTTACCTTGATCTTGTTGAATGCAGGTTCAGCGTAAAGGTGAAGGGTGGGCGCTGGGCTGAGGGGGTGTACTCAGACACTACGGCGCGCTATTTGCATAACTGGCTCAATGTAAGGATGGCGGTGGCTGGCTGTGATGCGGTGTTCACGGCGATCAAAGAGCATACACAACTGACCAGAGAAGGATTGCTTGTGATTGTGCGTAAGTGGGGGATTGCTGCCGGGATTGGTGCGCTGTCCCCTCATGACTTACGCCGCACGTTTGCGGTCCTGTCGACCAGGGCGGGCGCACCTGGGCGGGTGTTGCAAGCGGCCGGGCGCTGGTCATCGCTGGCTATGGTGGAACGTTATACCAGGGCGATTGATGCTGAGGATATGAGACCTTATTTTCCGGTGACCAAGGCGGGGCTATAAAAAATGGAACGCACAACAGACGGTTGTGAGTTCGACCCTCGCCGAGGGCGCTGATACCAATAAAACCGGTTGGTAAAGAGCGGAGGTGAAATAAACTAGTAAAAGGAAGATAAAGACGATAAAGGCAATCCCGAATGCTATATCGGGATTGCCTGTTGGCTTATGCTTGCGGGGATATGCTAACCTGCCCTGTGGACGCATAGGGGCATTGTATCACAAAATCAACAAAATGTGTGCAGGTCTCCGGCGTTTCGGCCAGGACGGCGGCGTGGCTGGATGGTGAGGAAGCTGCCAGGGGTTAGCTGCCGAAGGCGATGCTGCGAAGCAGCATTAAAAAATTTTGGTAAAAAAGCCCCTCCTAGTGGGGAGGGGCTAATGCCTGGTGAAGGCAAGTCACATCAGGCCGACGATTTATTTTGGCTATTGTCTGATTTCAAATCTTATATGTGGCTGTCCATCCGATGTTCTAAAAAATCGGTAAATGACATTTGGCCATGATTCCACGAGTCTTGACAGGCGTGATGCTGTTGCAGGCGTCACCTTATAATAACGGCGTGAAGATGCCATTCCATCACCGGTATAAGAATCAAGATTACGGCGCCAGATCGTGAACCATCCGCCATAAAAATCAATCGAGAAAATATAACGGGTGCGCGGGTTTGTGTTCATATTATGCCAGTCCGATGACTTTGCGGGGGGCACCTGATTCGGTGAGCTCTACTTGCACGGTGATTGGGGGTACAATGGGGTTGGGGCCAAAGTCCAGCTTGTCGGGATCTATGCCAAGCTGCGGGAGTACTTCCGGCCAGACACGCACGCCGTAGGATTGCCACCTACCACCACGGGCCTTGTACACGGTCTTACTGGTCTTGTCATCTACACCTTTGCTGATGCTATCAATGGAGATTACCGTCTTATCGGTTGGTGTAGTCTTCACAGGCGCAGGCTGGCTGAATCTGGCTGTGGTCAGGGCTGTACGGATAGTCTGGAGTTCGGACAGGATAGCTGACAAAAGGGGGAGTAATTCGGGGTCCATGGGATATCTTTCTGCCGGTGATTACCCGCACCGGCACGGGATATAAGATTACTGAATATAGAAGTCCTTACAATCGAACGCTCTTACTTCGATTGTGGCGACATCGTTGTACCAGTTGTGCTCATCCGTACGAGCGACCAGGGCCAACAGATCACCGGTGTCACTGCGCCTGCGCAGGCTGACTATCTCAGCCTTATAAGGCTTACCGCGGTACGAGAGAGAGCAATAGACAGATCGGGATGGCTCATTGCCCGCTGCAGCTGCATAGGTGTAGGCCAATGACCGCTCATGCTGCTCGATCATGGATGAGGACAATGCAAGATGGCTGGCTGTTGACACCGAGTGGATATCTTCATCTATCCACTGAGAGAGACTTATTACCATCCCTACCGCGATTCTGTGTTTACACAGCCTGCCAGCATTGGCGTCGGGGCACGTGCAGGACTTGCGGGCGGGGTCAACGGTGTAATATGCGTGCTGGTCACGATCACTACGCACCATGTAGACGCCTGGTGTCTCGTCGTCTAACTTAACGCCACCAGTCGCAATGATACGAGCTGCACGGCTGACACGGTCGCCAGCTGCCTCAGTGGCCCGGGGGTAGCGGGTTAAGAATTGGGCATGACAAAAGTCAGCCTGTCCAGCGGATATGGGTATAACGTGAAACATAGTATCATCTCCTTGATATAGTTTATCTGGCGGTGATTAACCACCAGTGGACACACTAAAACAAAGCAAGCTGAGCACCAGCGGGAGACCAGCGCCACGCGGACACACCGGCAACCACGCAGGCCACCCACGCACCGGCGCAACCACGGGGGGCAAGAGGGGCACCGGCGAAGCCACACGAAAAAGCGAACACGGGCAAACCACGCGAGACGGCAGCACCAGCCACGGCGAGAGAACCGGCAGAAGAAGGGGAAGCAAGAAAGAGCACAAGGGAAGAGCACCCGGCCAGGGCGGCAAGAGACCGGCGCAAGAGGCGAGCACGGAAAGGCACGGCAGCACTACCACCAGCAGACCAAACGACGGAAGGGCAAGAGCGCAAGAGAGACAAGGGAGCGCTGCCAGACCAAAAGCCAGCGCCGGAGGAAGAACCAACAGCGAAGACGGACAAGGGCAGACCAGCGGCCAGGGCGGCAACAACAACAGCCTGATCTGCGCCGGCAGCGCAACCCACAGACACACCACCACCACCCAGAGCAGCCACCACGCGAGCGACCAGCGGGGCGAACGAAGAAGACAAAGAACGGGAACCACCAAAAGCGACGACCACCAGAGCACCTCCGAAATAGATTTTGATCTTGCTTGTGCCGCCCAATGAAACCGGACGCCTTTGCCGATTTTCAGAACGGGCGGGGTTTGTCAAGGCTGGCGGTGCTCTTCCGCCACGTAGCCTGGCCTTGACAAACCCCGCCGACTAAGCGTTACAAAACCTCCTTTACTCCAACTCTTAGAGATATGATAAATGTTTTACTCACCCGTTCTGATATAATCGGCAGTCCGGTTTCATTGGCTGAATCCTTCGACTCTGTGTAATGATGTTTTTGCTTCTGGCGGCGTTCTTCCGCCGTTCTTGACCTTGTTGAAAACAGTTAATTGCTGAATGGGCGAAACGAATCACACCCGCAGTGGCTAAATGGCAAGTTTTTTAACTTTTTAACTTTAGAACTTTAATAACTGGCTCTTTTTGAGTGTTGATATAATAAAAAAGCAGTTGAGTCACTTAAGAAACCCAACCGCTAGGGTAAATTATGAAAAAAACAATCAAGAAGGGTAAGAATCAGGATTTAGGCAATGTGAACGATGCTGCAAGGATACTAGGAAGGCTTGGGGGAATGACGATCACGCCTGCAAAGTCTGAAGCGGCGCGGCAAAATGGCAAACTTGGCGGTAGGCCACCTGGGAAGTAAGTTAACGTCGCTTAATATAAAAAAACAATGAGGAACAACATTTGTTCTAAGTAAGCGTGGCGGTGGCGGAGTTTGCTTCTAAAAGGTCTTGCTTGGAAGCGCGGATTGCCTAAATAAAGATAACGTGTGCGGCTGCGGGTGAAGTATAAGGTGTTTAGGCTTTGCGACGATACTCACCGGCAAACTTGAGAATCAATTCTTCCGCACGCTTGGCGAGATCTGGTGAAGCGCCGTTGGCTTTCATAGCCTGCAGGCTGGCGAAGGCGTTAGCGATATTGTTTGCTGATTCGGCGAGCAAGTTATTATCGCGTAGGCTTACATCGGGGATTTCTGGTGTAAATAGCTTGTCATAATCAGTTTGACTGATTTTTGGATAGAAGCCTAATTCTGCGGCTCTCTGGTAGGCGTGGTAGAGGATATCCTCGATCACGTACAGGAAATATTGCTGGCGTTTCACCAGGAAGCGTTCTGGCGGCCCCTGCATGGCTTCAGCGGTGGCTACATTCACATCACCACCTTCACCACGCCAATGAGGCGGGAATCCGCTTCCGGCGTCAATCAGGTTACGGACCGCCTTCATGTCATGGCCTGCATCCGCGCCGCGTAAGCTAGGGGTGAGAGTTTCCCAAGATTCGGTTTCGTCCTTCACAATGATACTGCCTGATTCCGGTGCGGCGCGGTATTGTTCGGCTTTGCTCTCCACCTTGTTGGAGGGCACGGTGACCAGGTATAGGAATGCACGCGCTGCCCAGTGAAGGCGGACACGGTCTTCGAGCATACGTGAGTAGCGCTGTAACCAGGGCAACATGGTGGCCAGGTCGGATTCTCCCATGAGGGCGCCTATGGGACGGTTAACCGCGTAGTGCAGCATGACTGCGGATGCGTCGCCTGCTCCTTCAGCGTCTGCCTGATGCCACAGCTTAGGCTCGACGGTAGCAGGCTGTTGTTCGAGGTAGGCGGTTTCAGTCTCCCAGTCGTTTTCAGCGGTTACAATGCGCTGGATGTTGTCTTTGGTGACGAAACGGATATAGCTCATCCCGTCGCCCGGGTTACGGTGCAGGGTTACGAACAAATCGCCAGCGCGGGAGAGCTCGTCACACATGGACGGCAGGCGCAAGTCCATTTGATTTTTGGGATGAGTCCAAAAGGCTTTGATGAAATTGTTCAGGTTGGCGTTTGGGGAACTAATTTTAAAATCACGTCCCAGGACGAAACTTGAAGTAATGGAAATGATTCGGAATGCAATAGGGTTTTTACGCCAGGCGGTGAGAGAATCGGTGTACATTTCCTGGATTTCGGAATAGTCACGATCATGGCGGCGATTGCTGATGGTCTGCCAGCCTGCCGAATCGTCGACGGTGGAAGTAACAGCGGCGAAAAAATTACGGTCAGCACGGGGCTTGGGGGGGAAGAGTCTTTTTAACACGACATACTCCTTATGTGTAGGTCTCCGGTGTACCTTTGCGGTGACGATAGGGTTTTGCCTGCGGGAATCAGGCAGCGGCGGCGTGGCTGTGGCTGTGAGGTGAGCATTTAGGGTTTGATAATAACAAATTTGTTACACGCTCGCTCGACGGGGGCGATTTTTCCCCCGTCGAGCGAGCGATGGGGGACGGGGGGCGGCTGCCCCCAGCGGGGGGCGCGGGGGAGGACACCCCCGTGTTCTGGCGGG